GTATTTCATAGATACCCTTTGTTATTACCTTTGAATATTGTATCAAAAAAAATTAAAAAATTTTAGTTCAACAGTTACACATACAATACCCGTGCGGAAAAATGTAAGGGGGGGTTAATCGTTTTATATCGGAGCATGATATTCAGATTAAAGGCGAGCCTTACCGATAGCTGAAAGCTATCCGCCTAATTTAGCCTTATTACTGCCTGGCATTTCTTTAGACTGATTGTCTACCAGTTTGTTCTTCTCTTTATGTGTTGATTTAACAGCGTTTATAATGCGTGGTTTATTTAGTGTGGCAGTATTGTCGCATAATCTTTCTTTAGCTCCAGATAAAACCTGATTTAAGTCTATGGTCGCGTGGACATTCTCTACGCGATCTTTCCATATTTTTGGATCCTGATTTTTGAGATAAAAGATTTGGGCCACAACGGAGTTCTTTTCTGTTGCCGATTCAAATAAAGCATTTGTGACTTGTGCCAGTCCTTTGGCTTTGCCTCTTTTTAATCTATCCTCAAATTCAGCACTTCTTTTTCTGTTGCGGTCTATAGTATCCCAGGAAACACCTAAAGCACGGGCAATTTGAGTAGTGCCAAGTCCACGACTGGCCAATTTCTCAACCTGCTCTAAATCAATTTCAATTCTCTTTCTACCAGCTTTTTTAGGTAGTTTTTTATCAGTTTTTGCTGCTTTTTGCTCCATAATTGATATTTTTTTATGCTTTATAAACCCTTATTTTACAGCATTTCTTAAAAAAACCATAAGCTATTTGTGCTAAATACTTGATATATAAGAGTATTTCGGTATCATGTAGTAATGTTAATGAATACTTTAGGAGGTAAATAACATGAGTAGTTATATAGTAGATAAGGAACACATAGAACAAATTGTTTTATATGTTTATAAATTAAAGGGAATTGAATCATTAAATTATTACCATGAGAATAAACGCATACAGTTTGATTCTATGGGTAATGTTGCCATAGAGTTATCAAAAGCAAATTGCGAGGGCGTGAATTGTCGTTATGATGAAAATAATCAACCCTATGACTTTGATGATTTAAGTATTAATGGTCTTAAAGTTAAAAACCCATTACAAGTTATACAGTTAATACGATGTTTAGAATATCAATCTTGTGATAATCCAGATTATAAAAACAGTTTAGCTAATTCAATTTTAAAAACCATTACAGACCATATAGTCAGTTATATGATTCAACATGAGTGCGAACTACACGCAACAGAATCATATAAGTTATGGGATTTTAACGAAGATAATGTTTTATCTTATGTAAGAACGCAAGTCATACACACTAACGAGGTATCAGCATGACTTACATAGTAAAAGTAAACATATTTGATAATTGGTTTACCAGATGTAAAACCAAGGATCTTAAACTAGCCAACCAACAAGCCGACAAAATGCGTAAACAAGGTTTTGAGGTTAAATTAATAAAGGGGGAATAATGAATATTAATAATGAAATTACCAGCGCTTTGTGCGATATGGAAGATATTAAAAATGCCTTAAGTGATGATATTAAAAATCAACCTAAAGACAATGATGGAACTGGAATAACTATTGGAGATTGTATCTATGATGTTATTTACCTACTTAAAAATTTAAGGGAGCAAGACTAATGACACTACACAATATATATTGGACAGACTGTTACGGAAAGACAGACAAGATAGCTACTACTAACAATTTAGATAAGTGGTTAGAAGAAAATAACGAGGAAAGAATAGCAGATGGGCTTGAACCTGATGAACTTGATGACTTTATCATTGAGGAGTGTGAGGTTACTACTTATGAGGATAACCAATGAGCAAAACAATAGATCGTAGAAAAATACCTAAACACCTACGCCATTTATCAGATGAAGCGTTAAAAGGGCTTTTTTTCTTATTTCGTAGTAAACTATAGTATGGATATTGAAAACAAAGAACAAGATACGCATAAGATTATTGTGCAAATGCAACCGATTGAATTTAATATCTTAATCGGACACCAACCACCAACTAGAGAAGAAGTGGCCAGAGCCTATATTCAATTATTTGAAGATGATAAGTTCTGGTATAACCAGATCATCCAGCATATTAAAGGCGATTTCACAGAGGGCATAAGCACGCCAGATGATTAGAGTTAAAATACAAGGAACTACGATCTTTGGCTATGTCCAGGAAAACTACAAAGAAGTTAAACTACCAAAGATTGCATTTTTTGATGAAGAAATCCAAGAATGGAAAAGAGTAAACAAAAAACTAATCAAACCTGCTTACCCAAAGGATAGATGGCTGGCATGAATATAGATCTATTTGCGGCCATAACTCTATTCTTTTTAATGACCGCAGTTTATTACATGAATGAATAACAAGAAAGCTTGGAAGATTATCCCCCCTGATTACTCCTAAAGTATATTAATCTTCTCGGCTTTCTTCTTCCAACATCACACCCAAGCCAACCAATAAGAAATGTTTATGCTGCACTCCCGCCTTTAGACTTCGTAATACTTTCTTCTCGCCATCTATAGCACACCAAATAATATTAAGATCCATAAGATTCTGAATACCTTTACTAACAGTATGTCTGTGCATACCCACCATTAATGCTAGGTAAGTAACCGCATCATGCGAACTAAAGTCTTGTGCGGAATACCGCTCACATAACGCATATAGGATCAGTTTCTCCCTCGTTTTAAGATCCTTCCTGCCTAAATGCTGTTTATACCACTTCCAAACTACCTTTTTAAGTTTGGAATAACTACGATACTTACCCGCTAACCCGTAATTGATTAAACCACTCTTTCCTGCATCCTCAATACCCTCTACTACTAACCACCATTTATGTTGTTTCATTTAACCTTTTCCTCCTTCCCTGAGAGATGGCCTTTAGGCCACTCTCTCTATTAGTCTAGTCTTGGATATATGTAAGGGCATATATACGATAATCGTATATATGGGTGTACGATAATCGTATATATGGGTGTCCGATTGCCTTAATCATCTTCGCTATCAATTATGCAAAAAATACCGCACTCAAAGTCATAGCTTTTAAGATCCCTTCCCTTTGCATCTGCTGGTAATTCGCTTAATGGTATTCTTTTCCCTTTATACCTAACTAAATTAGCTCCCAATTCATCAGATAGTTTTGCTCGTTCTTCAAACACATCTGGAAAAGTTTTTCTAACCAAGTTCCAATAAGTCGGAGAACTAGCTTTTACACAACCAATACAATTAGCATTTGGATAACCAAAAGAATATATTTCAGGTAATTTAATACCAGCATCTAATAAAATATCAAAACATCCTTGTTTGGTTATACCTGCATCAATTAAAACAGTAAGCAAATTATCTCTTTGTGTAAGTTTAAATCTGTCAGCACGCTTTTGTTCATCAGCAGTAAATCCTAAAACAATGTAATCAGACTTGTTTTTAGCTTCCCATACCTGCCTTGCATTTTTCTTTAAATGTAATGTGCATGGCGCTCCAAAATTGCCAGACATATATTTTCTCTCTCGCCAAACAGTTTCGCATGATTGATCTGGAAACTTTGGATTGATTGCATATTCAATTTCAACGCCTAACCATTTTTCTATATCTTTTAAAAACCTTTGATTATCTTCATGTTCTTCCTTAATAGGATTATTTACAACACGAATATTGTTTTTTTTGCCATAAATTTCTATTGTTTTTTTTGCCGCTACAGCGCTTGCAGCGCCACAACTAAACCAAACTGTAATATCTTTATTTTCCATTACCCTTCTTTTTCTTCTTTTTCTTAAATATCCTATCCCAATTTGCGTTAAATACCTCCTTTGGTACTTGTCTTTTTCTTTGGTCGCTACCCTTTGACATTTATTCTCCTGGTTAGCTCTCTCTTACATTTCATACGAAGTTTTGGACTAGCTTTTTCATCATTTGCAATCCGCGTAAGTTCATCAAGTTTTGTGGTATGCAAATAAAAATGTTCAACAGTAGTTTTTCCTGTTTGTCGGTTAAATGTCTTAACGCTTTTCTTTAGTTTTTCTGGCATGGTTTATTCCTCTAGTCCCAATCAAAAGACTTGTTTTTTTCTAATATTTCTAATACTGCACCTTTTCTGATAAGTGTCTTAACTCCGTAATCTACATTACCAGAATTAGATTTTACCAAAGATGCCTTAACAACGGACATTCTATCTACTTCAATGCCCTGCTCTATACATATCTTCTCACAAGTATCTTTATCCGCTAACCACATGGCTATCGCGAATCTTACGCTGTCAGTAATACTTGATGCGCCTCTTATTTCAGCACGATGCGATAAGGCATCATCAGAATCGTTGGTAAGGGCAGATTTGCTTAAATGATGAACTGTGAGTGTCGTGACACCCAATCTCGCACTTATATTTGCACAATAACTACCCCATAATTGACCAACTTCGTTAGAGCTAGATATGTTTCCCGTTGTAAATGCTTGTAATGGATCAAAACAAACAAACTTTAAATTTGGTATGGTTTTTAATTCTTCTACTAACTCTTGTGCTTGTGGAGTCACTCCCTCTTCTCGCAAAAGTATCATTGGCTCTTTTTGTTCTGGTATTGGAAAGACATACACATCATATTGCGATTTAAATCTTTCTCCTTTTGGATCTAATGCCTCAATCCTTCTATGAACTTCGTTGAGATCATCTTCGGCTGCAAAAATAACGCTACTACCTCTTTGCATAATAGGTTTACCCCACCAATTACCTCCTGTTGCAACGCCCAACGCTAACTGAATCATAGATAAAGATTTTCCAACACCACCAACAGCCGCAATAATGCCAGGCTTGGCTAATGGGATAAAACTATCAACTAACCACTCTATTGGCTTTGGCGCTTCAACCAAATTACGAATAGCATATTGTCTAATATTAAACTTTGATTCTAATAACTCTAACTCAACTTGTTCTATGCCTTGTTGCAAATATAAATCATTAAAATCGCCTATGATTGATGGCAGCCTAACAATGCTATTGCTAACCGCAGTAGCAACCTCATTTGCACACTTTTGGCCTACTCCAGACTCATCATTATCTAAACAAAGAACAAATCTAGTTTTTATACCCATAGAACGCAG